ATTATATTCTTCGCGTTGCTCGTCAGTATAACCCGATCCAACATTAACTTGAATTAATCCGTCAGACGATTCACATACAAGTGCGCCTAAGCGACCTTTGTTTTTACCTGTGCCTTCTTCCCAACCCACGACAACAAGATCACATTCCAATTCACCTTTGAATTTAATTTGTTCTTTGGAGCGCTTATCTTCCCAGATGTTTGTCTTAGATTTAAGAATAGTTCCTTCTTGCCCATCAGCTAAGAACTTCTCAAATATATTTTGTGCTTCAAGTTGTGTATTTACTTCTTTAGTCCATACGCAATCAATTAATGAACCTAATGAGCGATTCGTTGTTTTTAGATGTGTAGTTCTGTTAACAATTGCTTGAAACCTATCATTATAAGGAACAGCATAACAACCTGCTTTAAAGTCAATATATGGAATCGCATCCCATAGTGTTACACGAACTGATTCTGCTTCTTTTTCTGACATTGTACCTTTAACAGCTTTGCTAAGGATACCATTGCCTGTTTTGCGATCAAGCGGTTTACCTGCATGATCTACTACTAGTAATTCGCCATCAAAAACAATAGCGGTATCATAATAACTAGTAAGCTTGAGAAATGCGTCACTAAACAACTTACTTGGAATAGTAAGTTCTTTGCCGTTGCGGCTACGATATTCAACAGTTCCATTTTTTACAATTGCGTTAAAACGCATTCCATCTAATTTTAACTGACAGTATGCCGGGAATTTAATTTTGTCGACAAGCTTTTGGTCGAATCCAGAAGCCAACATAACCGGATAGGTCGAGACAAGACCAGGCCAGATTTTATTAGCTGTTGCTTCTGAAACCCCGCATCGAAGGTCTTTCTTGATAATTTTTTCAATAACACTGGCATCTGCTTCATTTAAAGATTCCAAAATACTAGTTAAAAGTTCAATTGCGGCATTACCAGTGAAGTTGCGTGTAGCAAATTCATTCTCAAGAGTACTCATTGCATCCGACAATTTTGCATTGCCGGTTGCTTTATATTCTGGAATTTTACGAATGTAAAAACTGATAAGCGGATCCAGAGCAAGTTTGATTGCTCGTTGTAAATCTTTATTATTTTTATTTGCAGTTAAGATTGCTTCTTTAGCCAGGCGGGAATTGTCAGCGGCTAAAGAGTCAAAAATAGTAGATAATATAGTCATTAACAGTTTCCTTAAGTTCTTGTCTTAATTATAACAGAAAATAGTATCCTTGTCAAGCATATGGGTATTATGCTTAAAAATTAAGCAAAAAATGGATGCTCCTCGGATTGTACGTTAAATGTAACACTCTTATACTTATGCGGTTCGCTTGAAACTTTTTGCTTAGCATCTTCAATGTCTTCTAATTTGGCGTAGACGCCAATTATTGATTGCTTTTTATTGCGACCAATTTTATCTCGCCAAGTTGCTTCAAGGATATAACGAATCATTCTGTTTTACTATTCATTGTTGTTGAGTTTGTAATTGTCTCATACATTGTTTCAAACTCTTCGTGCTCTTCAATTTCTTTGCTGAAATTTTGTTTGTGATATACCTTAGCCATACGACGGAAAGTCTTTTTGCTAAGTTCTTGTTTTTCACAAATATCTTTAATAGCTTCACGAACGAATTCGCGCTCGCCGTCCATGCGAGCCATACTATTTGAGATTTCTTTCATGCATTCTAAAATTGCTTTACGATCTGCCGGGTTGGATGGGATACCTGCCATAATTTATTTCCTTTCAATATCATCTTCAATACAATTATCGCCATACTGGATTTCGATAATCTTCAATGGGTCATCAGTTTCATTGCAAAGCTGATGCCACTCTGTTTTGCTAATATGGAGACTATCAAATTTAGTATAGACTCCCTTTAGCTCAACATCTGTACTACAATTTAACGCATAAACTGTAGCTGTGCCTTCTGCGACAAACCAATGCTCTGCACGATCTTTATGTCGTTGCATACTTAAACATTTGCCTGAATCAACAGTAAGTTCTTTAACTTTAACATCTTTACCGTGTTCATGTAGAACATGATAGTATCCCCACGCGCGCGGGGTTTTAATATATGCTTCACTCATTTTTATTATTAACGCCTCATTGTAGAAATTTCTTTTGCCTCGTCATCACTAAAGATAGGAACGGCATTGGATTTGTGCATTGTGCCGATACCTATAACCTTTGTACCAGTATACACGGGCGACGGCTTACTTGAAACCGCACCGGTTGTTTTTGAATTTAAACTTTTGATATTATTTGTAACACCGCGAGGATTGGATGTTACTGGGGGAGAATAAACCTCAGCAGCCATAGCGCGGTTACGCTTAGACTCTTCAATTTCTACTCCCCATTTTTTCTTCATAGAAGACCACTCTTGTGCAAGAGCTCTAGCATTGCGTGCCTCTTCTGCGCTTTTGAATTTAACCTTGCCCTTTTTCTTACCATTTGTAGATAACCAAGGTCCAACGATGTGCATTGTCATATCAAATCTCCCATACTATATTATAACATCTTTTTTAACGTTTGTCAAATGCTCTGTATTGATGGATATTCATAATTCTAGGGTCGTGTTTTGGGTCATCTGGTATTTCACCATAATATGACCATTCACTTTTAACCGGTTCGGGTACGTCTCGTTTGAAGAACCGAGTCAACCTTTCAAAGAGACTTTCTCTTTTTTTGCTTTTGGGTCTTTCGTTACTACTTCCGCTGGTTTAGGTGGAGGAAGGGCATCTGGAAATGCTTCACGTACAATATCCTCTTTTAGATTTTTATATTTTGTTTGCAACTTTTTATCTTTTGCTAAACATAATACATCCGCTTCTGTCCAATGAATACCTTCTAACATTTGTATAAACAATTGCTCTTTTTTGAGCTTGTTAAGATTAATATTAGGATCTAACCAAATATACATACGACGAAATTCTGAAAATAAATTTGTTTCAGAATACCCTGCAGGAATTTTTTCATCCCGTTTATAAGGGGGTACACCTTCGGGCAATGCCAATTTAACATCGGGGTTAAAATTAATCTGCAAGATACCTCGAAGCACTGGATGATTATATGCACGTAAGACTTTTACGCGTGCTTCTTTATTGGGGGCCTTGTCAACCTCTTCAAGGATTTGTGGGATAGATGTTTTCATTAAAATTCCTCAATCAATTCTAGCATGTTTTTCATTTTATGCTCAATGAAAAAGTTCAAAAGCATACTCTTATTTTTATCAGGTTGCCCTGTGTAGTTATTTATAATAGCGTTTTTAACATCTGCAGGAATAAAACTAAAGTCAACTAATTTTTGATTACGCTCAAAATTGCGAATAAAATCTGCATCATTTGGCATAGATGTTTTATCTTTATACCATGCTTCTAATTTCTTAGCAGTAATAGGTTTTTGTCTTTCTCCCGCTACAATGCTATCATCCGCAGATAATACATTAGGGATACCGTCGCCTTTATCACCTTTAATTGTATGCTCAAAAATATATTGAGTAGGTGACATTTCCGGTTTAACAAATTTCTTTTGTGTAGGAGAAAATTGTTTTACATTCTTATACTTTTGTAATTGAATAAAATCATGATCACCCGATACAATTAAGAATGGTTTTGGATCATCGTTAAAGACTCCACCTTCTGCAAAGTCATTGGTTTGAGACCACTCTGCCAATACTGCAATTACATCATCTGCTTCGGCGCCGTCGACGTTAACTACTTTATAAGGAAAAAATTTATCAATCTCAGTACGAATAAGATCAAGGGCTTCGAAGATTGTTTTCCAATCTAGACCAGAATCCTCACGTGCTTTTTTGCGACCTGCTTTGTAGTATTGGAATTCTTGTCTCCTCCAATAATTACGATTGTCGATAGCAATAACAAGCTGCCCATAATCTTTACCAAATTTTTGTTTATATCCGCGAATAGAATTTAAAATCATGTGACGCAACAAAGGCACCTGAATCTCAATATCTTTTCTACCACCAATTTCTGCCATCAAGTTTGAAATTGCCGTTTGGCTGTAATCAACAACGATCATAATATATCTTTCTGTTTAAGTTGCTAATGTTGTATTGTTTGCGTCAGGGGTTGAACCATCTGCATTTAATACACCATTTTGTATTTTTTGATAATATTCTACAAACGGGGCAATTGCTGATTTTGCAGTTGGTCTAATAGTGGCGTTTATTACGGGACTACTACACCCCGATAATAGGTTAAACGCTAAATTAGTAATATAGGTTTCAACTGCCTTTTGAATAACTATCTTATTTAGTTTACTTGTTACGGTAGTATTAAAGTTTACAATACTTGATTGCAAATTATTAATTGCAGCTGATACTTGTGTAAATCCTGTTTGATTTGCAATTAAACTTGACAAATTTGTTTTAAATTGATTTAATATTGCGCCAGAATTAAATCCATCAACTAATACTTGAAGATCAATATCTGGTACATCTGCAGCTGGTGAACACCCACTTCCTAATAAATCAGCAAGAGTACATCCACCAAATCCAGCAGTTAAAGAGGGAGGGCTTTCCCCTGATAAAATATTAGTATGGCCTTGAAACTCTAATAAATCTATTCGTATTTCTAATAGTTTAGCATATTCAGCCTCATTGCCAGATGTAGGTACAATCCCCGAACCAACATCTTCTGAAATCTGAGATTTTCTAGTATCAATTAAAGCAATCGATTCATCTATAACTGTTTTAACTGGGTTGTAGAAAAATTGATTTGTCATTTGTTGCATCGCATTGATGTCGCCAGGAACAGCATTCAACGCAGTAGTAACTTGATCTATAAATGTTTTTAACTGTGCAAATTCACTAGGGATAATTCCGCCCTTAGTAATTTGCTGCAATCCCTGAGACAACTGAGAGTAAACTTGTTGTAACGGGCTACCGCCAATCTGCGATAGAACAATTTTAATTAATTGACAAAATGATAATTTTAACGCCATCTGAAACCTTACTTAATAACTCTAAGGATTAGTGTGTCAACATTCATTCTACCGTTTGCAGGAGATGCTTTTGAACTTACACTATCCATATACTTTCTTAATTGTACTTTTGTAGAACCCATCAAATCTTTAAGCTGATCTGCGGGTTTGCGCAAAGTCTTTTGACAACCCATTTCTGGATCGTAGTTTTGAAAGCTAGAACCTTTAACAACAATGCCCATTGCCGAATCTGTTTTATACAGAGCCAACTTACGAGTTTTACTATTAAATACCCATACCTGTTGAGCACCAATAATTTCTGCAGGATCAACCGAAGTAATACCAAGCTCAGTATCTTCTTTTTTATACTTAAGATTCTTAACTTGAACACTCGCAGGCTTTGCCTTAATAATTCTAGGTTTACGATTTGCTTTCTTAAACTCTGAATATTTATCACAGTCTTCAATAAATTGCGCCAGCATTTTCACAATACTTTTTAATTCTCGTTTTGTAATATTAGAATATCCTTCTACAAGCTGAGAATCTTTACCCTCATATACTCGAATATATTCTCGAAGTTTATTCTTAGACCATTCTTGAATATCAGTAACATAGGGTTTAGGAATCTGATTCGCTTGCATATTTTTATACAACGAAAAGTCTTCTTTGTTCTTAACTACAGAATCAAACGATCCTTCCAATTCACCTAGATATTCTGAAATCTTTTCTTTCATTGCATCTTGGATTGAGGGCTTCGGTGCAGATACAACAACCTTTTGTTGTACTGGTTCTGGAATATACACCGTAGACGCCAAAGTATCTTTTAGATACCCTGTAAGCTTAGTCAAATGCTTATCTGAAATTTTACCATTACGCATAATGATACGAGAAATCCAACCATATGTATTTACGATGTTAACATCTTTTACTTGGTCAAATGTGTTTAATTCACTTGGCATTTTTGCTTTAACATAATCTCGCATATACTTGCGAGCATCTGATTTTGCTTTCTCAGCAGAATACCAGTTCATGATTCTCATCAATTGAACATTATAGGTATTCTCTTCTGGAGATAGTACAGCGATACTAGGTTCTGCGTCAAGTGAAACTCGTGCCATTATTTTGCCTTAATTACTGGTATTACTATTTTATTAAAAACTTTGGTGTGTTGCTTATGTAGCAAAGGATCAGGAATAAACTTTTTTTGTTCTACCTGCAACAATTTTTCTTCTTTAAATGTCGATGTGAATTTCTTTGATTGAGTCATATCGAACAGCGCGCCAGGCACTTTTATCTAGATCCCATACTGCGAGTACTTCAGTATTTTCTTTTCGTTTAATTTCTTTTTCTTCAGTTACAGGCAAATATCCTGCACCCAATGTGCAACGCATATCTCGCAAAGTCTCATCTTTTTTAATAAATTTGATTTTCATCTCACCTATTACTAAATGGCTTCGTAACCAAGATTTGAAAACTTCACGGTCTGAGTCTGAAGCAGACTTGTACCATTGGCCTGTATATTTTGTAGTATCCATCATATTGTTCCTGTTCATGCTATATTATAACATCTTTTAGTACCCGTGTCAACCGTAAGGGCATTATGCTGTAGTAACATATCGATATTGATTAATAACATTAATTTCGTCAACAATTAGTTTATCTTTAATTTTGCCGAATTCTTGTTCCATATAATATCTAGCCATTTTATTAGTACACTGATCCATTAAACTAGATGTTTCGCCTTCTAACCAAAAACGAACAGGAGATTTTCCCCAAGTATTATGTTTTAATGCGGTATGGAAAATCTCACGGTGTGTTTTATCGCCTGGATTAAATGTTACCCATGGGCGGGAATATTGTTCAACTTTACTCATTTTTCAATTCCTATAAAAGGTTTAATAATAAATTGCTCGGGGATTTTATCTTGTAATTCAAATTCAATACTGGTATAATCAACAATTAAATTATCTATAGATTCTATTTCCGTTTCAAAAACAATACTAAGGGTATAATAATTTGTATTGGCATTAAATGAATTAGCAGTATAATGATCTTCATAATACCCTAATGGTTTCAATGGTTTAAAATTTATTATACCCAATTCTTCTTTCAACTTTCTAATTGCTGATTCGATTGCGGTTTCGCCTTGGTTAATACGTCCTCCGATTGGCCAAAGAACATTTTTCATAGGTTCTTCTGCCCGCCTCAACAATACATACTTATCTTTATATTTAACAAGAATGTCTGTACATAACACAATTACGTTTTCTATAATTGACTTATAAAGATTTTCTTCAATATATCTGGTCATACTTCAAAAATAATATTGGGATCAAACTCATCAGCTCTTTGCTCATATTTAATATAACCCCGTGGATTACAAACTACTCTAGTACCACCAATCATATAATCAAATGTGTCATGCGTATGTCCATGTGTCCACAATTTGATTTGTGGATAATCTAAAATAAACTCAGATAAATCAGATGAATATCCACCATTCATAATATAATCATCTTGATATTTTGGTTTTGTAGATAATTTACTCGGAGCATGATGCCCAACAACTACAAATTTTTGATCCTGCTTACCTTCAACGATTATACGAATATATTCGAGCATTGA